AATCAATCACTCTCATGAAGAAATTGAGCAGAATCACACTGGGGCAGTTGCTAAAATTCTGCATCATTCTCTTGATTGCCTCCCTGCTACCAGCAGCATTATACAATATGATTTTATTGGCTTTGGCGGCGATGATACTTATACACCTAATACGATAACTTACATTTTTGATGAAATTGTCAGTCAGGACATTATCGTAGCACCACATACTCAGTATCATGTTGCCGATGGTAGCTCTCTGCGAGATGCTGTTGCTACTCCATTTTTAGGTCATCTTGACGATACTGATACCTGTAAGTTTGTCCAACCAAAAGCATGGCAAATTGATGAGGATTTTGATGATGTTATTGGTTTCGCTCGACAGATGTCACAACTCGTTGACTTTGTTGATGAGAAAGATGCTGCTAAACTGAAGATCGAACTGAACAAATGTGTGCGAGAGGGTCGGGAAGTTGCCCCAGAAACATTCTACAATTCTCGCCTAATTAGTTTCTGGCTCTTGATCAAATCGATCAAAGATGATATACTGTTCCTATGTCGCAACAACGGACCTAAATCATATATTGGCAACCGTCAATGTGGTGGTGAGGGTTATGTTCGCACCAATGAGTTTGGTATGTTCAAACTTGTAAATCGTGAGAAGTTTTCTCACGCAAATTTCAATCTTGCAAAATCCTGGAGTTAATCATGAAGTGGGAAGTTAAATTGTTTGTCGGCGGAAAAGTCTTCAATGAAGAAGTCATGGCAGCAAATAGGGATGATGCTCTGACTACAGCGAAAGCAAGAAATCCTACTGCCAAAGTTATGGGAGTCAACCCAGTTGTTGGTCGTTAGTATCAAAAACTAATTTTTCCATCACGGGGGTGTCGGAGATGACCTGATGCCCCTTTCGCATGAAATTATGGAAAAAACAGGTTTTCGGTCTAGTGGCCATCAGGATTCTGCTGCCCTAGTCCGGAACCCACCAGCACGCAGCACCAAACCAGTCAGGGCCAGTTGGTCAAAGTGGCCACCACCCCTTGCTTTCTGGACTGTTTGGCCCTATATTGGCTATGTTGAGAGGAACACCACACCACATGGCAACACGCTCCCGCATCGGTATTGAACTCAATGACGGTTCTATTCTTTCTGCTTATCATCATTGGGATGGTTATCCTACTTGGTTGGGTCGGATTCTTGAAACACATTACAATACAAAGGAGAAAGTAGCAGACCTGATTGATGGTGGTGACATGTCATCTTGCTGGACTGATGATACTTTTCATGGTCCTCATGGAATGGGAAAGAAGAAAGAATACAGTCCTCAATACTATTCTGAACGTGGTGAGAATTGCCCTCCTCGTTATGACAAGGACATGGAAGAGTTTTTCTCCATGGGTGAAGAATATTCTTACATCTTCCGCAATGGTAACTGGTTCGCCTACGATATGCACCAGTGGGAAGATACTGTAGCACCTGAACCTGTAGAGATTCCTGCTGGAGCATTAGCAGTATGAAACCAGAAGATATAGAACTGAATAGCATCAGTGGATCATTTGAATTTGAGAAAATCTCAAGGGAGATTGATACCATTGGTGACTTAGATACTTGTAAAGCAATGCTCAAAGCATACGTTAAGCTTTACATTAAACAACGCGAAACCTTTGCTGCTACTGCTAAAATGAATCCTGATCCCTAAATACACTAACAGCACTTCTGACCTATGATTGATAGAAGCTTCCTTGATAAACTTCCTCACGAACTGAAGGAAGCTTTGGCAGAAGACTGTGAGGATTTTCTCCTACATAGAAGCATCCCCCTTCACTCTCACTCCTATGACAACATCATCATCCAAGCCCTCAAAGAAGGATATCAAACAAGCAAGTTTGACCGACCAATCCGCAAACCTTGAAGATGTAGCTGTTAAGTTCTGGAAGCAGGCAGAGGCAGAATCTTCTGCTCTCGAAGTGACTGTAGACTACTACTTAATGGAGTTCTATACGTCGTGACAGAACTGGAGCGAATAGAAAGTGCTCTGAAACAAATTGATAATGTAATCGAGTTAGTAAAAGATAATGAATGGAGACAATACCTGTATCAACACCTTTCACCAATCCATTATGAGTTGAACCGTCAACATGAGATATTGACATTCAGGCATCAAGCTGCTAAAATCAAGGAGTAATTCACACACAATGATGGCACCCAAGTTTCTCTATGTTGTTGACCATTTTGTTCCATTTCCCACATCTGAGTATGGAGGAATCTGGAATGTTGTTGCAGAACATGATGATGAATGTTTTGATTTGATTGTTGATGAAGATGGTGGTTTCAATGAACAGTATTACAATCGACTGCGTGAGAACATTATGAAGGCACCAACATTTCAATTAGCTAATGACCACCAATCTGAGATTGTGGAGGAGTTTACTACATGAAACCTGACATAACTGTAACCTGGAAAGATCATCTTAAAAACGGTTGGATCTGGAAAGCAAATGTTGAACTTGCGATGGAAGATATTGGTGAAACCAGTATCTATTCTGTAGATGTTTATGTTGTGGCACCAGATGCAAATTTAGCTCAATACCTTGTGACAACGATGTATCCAGACTTTGAAAGCTTGTGTGTTGATGATGAACCAGTAACACCGGAGAGTTATGGAAAACCGACTGTATAAAATTCAAGAACAAGTAACATCAGGATGGGTTGATATTGATGAACCAAATACAACCAAACTGACAAGAGATGAGTGTAAATCCCGATTGCTAGAATTGATGCGAGAGGGATATAATCCTAACTATCTTCGTGCTCAAGATGATTCCAATGATTGAACTTCCTGTTGATTTTCCACATGAACCACCCAAAGGATATTCCTATGTCGTTGATGAGTTCAAACGTAATGTTATACGTATTTGCATTGTTAATCATGCTACTTTCTCCTATACTAATACTCCGCCTAAGTCTGTCTGGGGATTTTACAACACCAAGAAGCGAAGCTACTACGCCCCTATCAATTATAAGAGATGCGGAAAAGAAGTAGATATAAACAACACAACACCATATAGTGCGATGCAGCTTAATTTGAACCCATTAGAGCGAGCATTGATGGCAGCATAACCAATCTCCAAACCGTCCACCATCTCCCCCATGAGAGGTGGTTTCATGTATATTGGCCATATTGAAACGGACTTAATGCTTTCACTTCGTCCCCACCAAGAACGCATCCTGGATCGTATGCTTTCATACGATAAAGGTCAGGTTATTGTGCCCACTGGTGGCGGCAAGACCTTGACGATGATTCTTGACACACAGCGTCGTCACGATGTTATCAACAACGGCACCACCACAGTTGTTGTTGCTCCGCGTATTTTGTTGGCAGAGCAACTGTGCTCTGAGTTCATGGAGATTGTTGATGGTTCTCATACTCATATTCTCCACGTTCATAGTGGTGAAACACATCACTTCAGCACCACAAATGCTGAGAAGATTTCATTGTTCGCTAATTGTGCTCGCACAGCTGGTGAGAACCTGATTATCTTCACCACCTACAATTCTCTGGAGCGAGTGCAACAGGCAGACATTGAGGTAAACACGATTTACTTTGATGAGGCACACAATAGCGTCCAGCGTAACTTCTACCCGGCCACAGAGCATTTTAGTGGGGTCTCAGAGCGTTGCTACTTCTATACAGCAACTCCAAAACATTCGCTCACTCCACTCAAACCAGGGATGAATGATGGTTCTGTTTATGGTCAGGTGCTGGTCAATGTTCCTGCTCCTGAGTTGGTTGATGGTGGATACATTCTGCCTCCCAAAGTTGTAGTCAAGCAACTGGATATTATCAAAGGTCGTAAGGTCATGGCCGCAGAAGATGCAGACAACTTGATTGAGACGATTGATGATAACGACATTGCCAAGACTCTGATTTGTGCTCGTTCTACCAAGCAGATTGTGGGTCTTATCTCTCAATCTGATTTTATCTCGCAACTCAACATGCGCGGATATTCTTGGATGACAATCACATCCAAGACTGGAGCTATCATTGATGGCAAGAAAGTCAATCGTGAGCAATTCTTCGATACGTTGAACGCCTGGGGCAAAGATGCGACCAAAAAGTTTGTTGTTCTGCATCACTCTATTCTGTCTGAGGGTATCAATGTATCTGGACTTGAGGCAGTCATCTTCATGCGAAACATGGACTACATTGGTATCAGTCAGTCGATTGGCCGTGTGATTCGATTGGGTGACAAATCCAAGACGTTCGGGTTGGTTTGTGTGCCAACTTATGATAAAGTGGGCATTGGTACTGCCCGTAAAGTTCAGGCAGTTGTTGATGTTGTATTCAATCAAGGTCAACCTGCTATCTCAGAGATTCGCCGCTAATGCAACCAACCAACAGTCACATTCTTGACTCTAAACCACCACCCAATACTTTTGTGGTTGGTGATTGGAACGATGCCAAAACGTTCTATGCAGCTGTACTCACAGCAAAAGATAAACTTGCTATTATTCATCAAGCAAATGTAATTAAAGTTTGTCGAAACGAGCAATCAGCTCGTAATTTCATTGACCGACATCGTAAAAAGAAGTCGGTTGCTAAACTACCCATCGATTGATTATGTATTTCCACGACATCATCCGCTCCCTCAATAATATGAAGCAAGTATGGAGGGACAATAATTTTGTATTCACAAAAGAAGAGCAAGAGCGTTACAATGAACTGCTGGAACTTCGACGAGCAAGAGTAAATCAATTCTATGAAGAGGGGCGAGTTGCTAAAGCCGGAGTTTCAACAGTTACTACAGCTAAACCAAACTCTGTCGAAGTGGAGGACGCGGTGGCCAGTTGATCAAAGTGGCCACTACCCCTTGCTTTTTGACCCATTAGGCCCTATATTGGCCATGTTGGGAGGAGCCCCCCCCACGCAAGTCGGAAGAACACGTC